ACAACTGCGCGGCATGGAACCCGATGTACCGCATGAGCGGTTTACGGAACCAAGCATCCAATGAAGACGCCGAACGCTTAGCTGTGGGGCCGGCGCCGGCTTTATGGCGACGGTCCCACACGAGCGTTGTGTTCTGCGGCTGGCGATGACAACAGAGGGAAACGAAATGAACGTACTTGAAGCAATTAACGATCGGATGAATGGCGGAGGATGCCCAGGGGCTGGAAGCCTCGGCGAGTGCGCCGCGATTACCACAAGCAAAGCAGATGGGAGCGCGAGCAGTTACCACACGGCGCACCTGTACCTGCACAGCGGAGCAGACGACTTGACCCCTGCGGAGGTGGCTAGCTGGTTTCACAAACTCGGCGCCACCGATGTGGTTGTATCGGCGGTGCTCTACGACAAGGACAACAACATCCTGAATGGGTCGAGCATCGATGACGGCGTGCGTCCCTGGGACGTGAGCTACTTCCTGCCGCATAACGCTGTAGCTCACCGGGAGGCCGCTTGCGGCCGCTCCGGTGGAGCGGAATGTTAGAAGGCTTTGGAGAGAACACGATGGGATACAGGGTATTTCTCGACAGTTTTAGCGGCGACCTTGCCGAGTTGAACGCTGAGCTAAAGGGCGACTGACGGCTTGCCGGCAGGCGTCCGCTTTGAGCGCCGTGTTCTGCGGCTTTGACTGGAGGTTGAAATGCTTATCTCAAGACGTGGATTTCTGAAACTGATTGGCGCCGCGATTGCCGCCGGCGCCGCCGTTCCGGCATTTGCCAAGAGCCGGGCGCCGTATGTCGTTGCCGGCGAGGCGGTGGATTACATAGGCCACCACCCCGGCGGATTCATTGGCGGTCAGATTGTGCACGAGGTTGGCGCGTGGGACGGGGTCGGCTATCCGGTACTTCTGTGGAACAACGCCTACGGCCCCCGCCGTGATCTGGAGCGCTACTACGACTTTGACCTCGCGAACTTCACTCGTGATGTGCCGCGCGACTTTTGGCACCACGCGAGCAACCGCGCGAAGTACCCGAACGTGCACACATGGTTTCGTGAGCAGCGCTTTGGAGAGACAGTTGCCGAAGCCATGCGGAAGTTGAATTTCGTCGGCGTTCGAATGCCGAGTGCGGCCTGATGCCGCAGAACCGCCATTTGGCGGTTTTTTTTTGGAGTTCCGATAGTGGGTCAGCGGGGACCGAGGCCTTTGCCGTCGAATGTGCATGCGCTGAGAGGAAACGCGTCCAAGAAGCCGGTTGCGCAATTCCTCGATGGCGTGCATCCAGAGGTCGAGATCCCGTCGTGTCCGACCCACCTCACGCCAGAGGCCAGGCTGGAATGGAAACGCGTTGCGTCCGAGCTCGAAGCGTTGGGACTCATTTCGCAGATCGACCGTGCTGCACTTGCCGCGTACTGCTCAGCTTGGGCAGAGGTGGTTACCTGCGAGCGCAAGATCAAGGCATTGAACGCCGAGGACGCCGCCGGGTCGGCGGGGCTTGTTTCCGTCACGCCGAGCGGTTACGAGCAGATGAGCGTCTGGGTGCAGATTCGCAATCGGGCCTACGATCGCATGATGAAATTCGCTGCTGAATTCGGAATGAGCCCGTCGTCCAGGTCTCGTGTCACCGCCAGCGAGAACAGTGGACAACTGGGCTTGCCAGGCGTCGAGGAAAAACCGGATGTTCCCCGTACCGGATGGGGCGCCCTGTGAGCGATCGCGTTTCAGGCTACTACCTAGACGCCGCGATAGGCTATTGCGCCGCCGTCCTAGCCGGACAAATCCACGCGTGCAAGTGGACGAAAGCCGCCTGCCGCCGCCAACTCGACGACCTGCATGCGGCAGAGCATGACCCGACATTCCCGTTTGAATGGCGCCCGGACAAAGCCGAGCACGTCTGCCGATTCCTCGAGCTGATGCCGCACATCAAGGGAGAGTGGGCCGGTCGTCCGATCGCCCTCGAAGCCTGGCAGATTTTCATCCTGACCGCCGTCTTCGGCTGGTACCGAAAGACGGGCCGTCGCCGGTTCCGCACCGTCTATATCGAAGTCCCGCGCAAAAACGCCAAGAGCACGTTGTCGTCCGGTGTCGCCCTCTACATGCTCACCGCCGACGCCGAGCCGGGCGCCGAAATCTACAGCGCCGCCACCACGCGCGACCAGGCCCGCATCGTCTTCGACGACGCGCGCAAGATGGCCGCCATGGAACCCGGATTCAGGCAACGCTACGGCGTGCAGGTGCTGGCCCACAGCATCTACGAAGTCATCAACGGCGGCAAATTCGCCCCGTTGTCCGCCGAAGGCTCGACCCTGGACGGCCTGAACATCCATTTCGCGGTCGTCGACGAGCTGCACGCTCACAAAACGCGGGCTGTGTATGACGTCCTCGAAACCGCCACCGGCGCCCGCGCGCAGAGCCTCATCTGGAACATCACCACCGCCGGCAGCGACCGCGCCGGCATCTGCTACGAACAGCGCACCTACGTCACCGCCCTACTCAACACCGTTTTGCATCGCCATGACGGCCTGGGCTACCCGATCAAAGGCAGCCGCAGCGAAGACGACACATACTTCGGAATCATCTACACCATCGACGACACCGACGATTGGGCAGACGAATCGTGCTGGGCAAAAGCCAATCCCAACTACGGCGTTTCCATCTACCCAGACGACATCCGACGCCTCGCCGATAAAGCCATCAAGACGGCCAGCGCCCGTCCGAACTTCCTCACCAAGCGCCTCAACGTATGGGTCAACTCAGCCACTGCCTGGATGGACATGCGCCGGTGGGACGAGTGCGCCGATCCCGATCTGTCCCCCGATCAGTTCATCGACTGCAAATGCGTCATCGCCCTTGACCTGGCCAGCAAGAAAGACATCGCCGCCAAAGTGCTGATCTTCGAGCGTAACGAAAACGGAATCGACCACTACTACGCCTTTGCCAGTCACTACCTGCCCGAAGACGCCGCGCAAGAAGAGGCCAACAGCCAATATGCCGGCTGGGCTGAAGACGGCTGGCTGATCACCACGCCCGGAAACGTCACCGACTTCGACACCATTGAGCAAGACCTGGCAGCCGATCTCTGCACCTACCAAGTCGCCGAAATCCCCTTCGACCCCTGGCAAGCGACCCAGCTTGCCAACAACATGGCCAAGGAAAACGCCCCTATGGTCGAATTCCGGCAAACGGTCCAAAACATGAGCGAGCCCATGAAGCAACTGGAGGCCCTCGTCCTCTCGAAGCGCTTCCATCACAACGGCGACCCCGTGCTTACCTGGATGATTTCCAACGTCGTCGCCCACCTTGACGCGAAAGACAACATTTACCCGCGAAAGGAATCCGAAGAGAAGAAGATCGACGGCGCCGTCGCCATCATCATGGGCCTGGGTCGTCTCGTCATTCAATCGATAGCCGCCGAAGACATCATCGGCGCCGACTACGAACTTATGCTAGTATGAGCCTCACCACATTCAACGCCGCGCTGCTCGTCGGCTGGCTGCTCATCCTCGTCGGTGGCGTCACCTACAACCTCAGCGCCGGCCTCATCCTCGCCGGCCTCATCCTCATCATCATGGTCATCGTCGTCAGTCGAATCGGCGGCCTGTACGCCAAGCAGCATCGGGAAATCGACTGATGTTCCTGACCAGGATCGGCACGATCAGCGCCGCCTCGGAGGATCGCTCCCCGACCGACGACTTCTGGTTTCAGCCGGTGAGCGGACGCTCCATCAGTGGCGCCATCGTCACTGCCGACAGCGCCATGCGCCTCTCCGCCGTCTGGCGCGCGATCAACCTCATCTCGGGTCACATCGCCATGCTGCCGCTCGAGCTGCGCAAAGCCGGCACCAGAAAGCGCGTCGCTGAGCACCCCGTCTACGCCCTGTTTCGCCGCCCGAACCCGTGGCAAAACGGATTCGAATGGCGGCAAATGCTCACGGGTCACCTGCTCCTGCGCGGCAACGCCTACAGCGAAATCACCGAAGACGCCCGCGGCGCCATCACCGCCCTCACGCCGCGTCACCCCGACAAGGTAAGCATCGAAATGCTGCCCTCGGGCAGCTACCGCTACCGCGTCACCGACCCCGACGGTCGCAGCCGATTTCTCGCCCGTAGCCAAATGTGGCACCTGCGCGGACTCTCCAGCAACGGCATCACCGGCATGTCCGTAATCGAAAGCGCCCGCGAATCCATGGGGCTCGGCATCGCCGCCCAGAGCTACGGCGCGCGCTACTTCAACAACGACGCCAAGCCCACCGGTGGGTGGATCGAATTTCCGGGACGGTTCGCCGACAAAGCCGCCCGCACCCTGTTCCGCGATTCCGTACAGGCCGCCCAAGGCGACGCCAATCGCGGCAAAATGATGGTCCTCGACAACGGCATGAAGTATCACGAAGTCGGCATCAGCAACAAAGACGGGCAATTCCTCGAGTCGCGACAGTTCCAGATCAGCGAAATAGCCCGATGGTTTGGCATCCCGCCGCACAAGCTCGCCGACCTCAGCCGCGCCACCTTCTCCAACATCGAACAGCAGAGCCTCGAATACATCAACGATGGTCTGCTGTACTGGTCCGAAGTCTGGAAGCACGCGATCGAATCCGATATCCTCTTCGACGACGAAAGACTGGAAGCCGAGTTCTCATTCTCCAAGCTCCTGCGTGGAGATTCCACCGCCCGCTACGGCAACTACGCCAGAGGCATCACCGCCGGCTGGCTCACCCGCAACGAAGCCCGCGAAGACGACGGCCGCGAACCCCTCGACGGTCTCGACGAACCCCTTCGGCCGCTCAACATGGTCGAAGAATCCGCCGCGGAAGACGAAGAAGACGACGCCGCTGACGCCGAGGACGCCGAAGACGCCAAATCGCCGGCGCCGGAATCCGACGAACCGAAAGCCCCGGAAAAAGCAGACGACCCCGCAGAATCGGCTAGCCGATTTGCCACGCTCCTGCACAACAACGCCGCTCGCCTGGCTCGGCGCATGATCAAATCCGGCGAGCCAGCCAGCGTCGACCTGATCGCCGAAACCCTTGCCGTATCGCGAGCAACCGCCTACACGTGGATCGCCAGCAGCGCCGCTGTCATCGAGTCGACGAGCGTCGCCGACCTCACCGCCGAACTCATCACCCTTGCGAGCCAGCCATGAATCGCCATCTCCTCATCAGCGAGTTCCTCGCCACGCCCTGGGCGCTCATGCCGGAGCGACTGCAAGCCGCCGCCGGCGTCCTGCACCGCTGGGCCTGCGGACAAACGGCCGATCCCGGAACCCTCGCCGCAATCGCCGACGACCGCCAGGCACGCGACACCCGCCGCGACGCCGCCGCCCAAAATGCCGCCGGCGGCATAGCCGTTCTCCCGCTCTACGGCATCCTCGCTCAGCGCGCCAACATGGTCGACGACATCAGCGGCCCCGGAGGGACCAGCACCCAGCTATTTGCCCAAGCCCTGCGCCAAGCCTGTGCCGACGACACCGTCGGCGCCATCCTGATCGACATCGACAGCCCTGGCGGGAGCGTCTACGGCGTCTCCGAGCTCGCCGACGAAATTCTGCAGGCGCGGGCCAAGAAACCGGTCTGTGCCATCGCCAACAGTCTTGCCGCCTCCGCCGCGTACTGGGTCGGATGCGCCGCCGGCGAGCTTTACGTCACCCCGAGCGGCGAGGTCGGCAGCATCGGCGTCTGGCAGGCCCACACCGACTACAGCAAAATGCTCGACGAAGAAGGCGTTTGCATGACGCTGATCGCCGCCGGAAAGTACAAAGTAGAAGGCAACCCCTACCAGCCGCTCGACGACGAAGCGCGCGCCTTCATGCAATCGCGCGTCGACGACTACTACGCCGCGTTCACCAAAAG